CGAAGCCTCACCCGCCGGGTGAACGCGCAACAGGCCTCCCGCCCGGGTGGCGAAACTGGTAGACGCAAGGGACTTAAAATCCCTCGGTGGCAACACCGTGCCGGTTCGATTCCGGCCCCGGGCACCATTTATGGTGATCATGTTTCTACGCCAGCCTTCAAGTGCTTGATTTTCAATGATTTACAGCGCCGCGTTGTCGCAAGTGATGGTGCTTGCTATTGCATGTTTGCATGAAAGTGTCCCAAAATTGTCCATGTCAGTGTCCAAGAAGAATGAAAACGCATGGCAACAATCACGAGGTCAGGTCAAAAGTGGCGTGCGCGCGTCCGCATAAAGGGGATTGACCGTTCCAGGTCGTTCCACACAAAACGAGAGGCCCAGCGGTGGGCTGCCCAGATCGAGGCGGACATCGAGTCTGGGGAGTCAGGGTCAACCCGGCCGTTCGGGGACGCTTTGGCCAGATACCGTGGTGAGGTGTCGCCGGATCGCGACGGTGGACGATGGGAGTACATGAGGATCGCGGCGTTGCTCGGTGAGCCTACATCGAGGAACCAATACCGGGATCCAGACCCATTAACGCTCATACCCATGTGCGACCTCGGACCCGAGCATATCGCTCAGTGGAGGGACAGGCGGCTGAAACAGGTCAGTGCCGCCACCGTATTGCGTGAATGGAACCTGATATCGTCTGTCTGCACACATGCCGTTCGGGAGTGGCGATGGCTCCCGAGGAACCCGATGAGCCAGGTAAAGCGGCCACAGGCACCTGAAGCTCGGACCCGTCGCGTGACTGATGAAGAGATTGAGCGGGTCATTATCGCATCCGGTTATTCTCCATATGATCCGCCTGTCAGCACTGCGGAACGCGTTGCATGCGCCTTCCTGTTTGCCATAGAGACCGCAATGAGAGCAGGCGAGATATGCGCTCTGCGCCACGAGGATGTGGATATCGATGCCAGGGTGGCGCATGTCAGAGCTATTGAGAGAGGAGCGCGGAAGACAGGCAGACCGCGGTCAGTACCGCTCACAAAGCGGGCCGTAGAGATCGTTCGCCAGGTTGCCGCTGTCACCGGTGACGGCTACCTGTTTGGGCTGAAGCCGCGGAATCTGGACGCCACATGGAGGAACATCAGGGGGCGCGCCGGGATTGATGGACTGCACTTCCATGACACGAGAGCGGAGGCATTGACCAGGCTATCCAGAAAGCTGGATGTCATGCAATTGGCAAAGATCTCTGGCCACAGGGACCTCAGACAGCTGCTCAACACCTATTACCGAGAGGACCCTGCAGACTTCGTGTCTTTGCTGGATGACTGATTCCTGCAATCTTTCGGTCGCGTGTGGCGCTCTTGGTCAATCCAACCGACCAGACCAGGGTAATGCCTGGATACATAATCACGGACAGCACCAAGATCGAGCCTGGCCATTCCAAGCTCCCGCTCCTTGTGCATAACTCTGTACTCAGATCTAATCAGTAGGGATTTGACCGCGGCCTCCGGCGTCTCGTCAACAAACCGATTCCTCGCGGTACCTGTCGTCCAGTGCATCGGTTGGCAGGGGCCGATTGATACCCAGAACCCTTTCGGCGTGTCGCTGATTCGCCAATACCGGACCAAGCTGATGCGGTTGCCCGCGCCGATGACTGCGCGGTAATATGTTCTGGCCCCATCCGGCACCGGTCCGCGGAGCACCCTTCCTCTCCATTTCCTTCTCATTTTCGCCTCCAGTGACTATGTGTTCCGTTTGCGAAAACCGAGAACCTGCCTGCGGTACTTCTCGTCTTGCTCCTGCTGCCGTATCCACTGCATGACCGCGCCTCGGCGCCATCTGCGATTGCGGGCACCGCCTATTGATGGCGGTGCGCTTCTCTCCTTTGCTCGTCGATACCAGGCATTGATGGAGATTCCCATGATCTCTGCACACTGGCGTGCATCGAGCAGATCATCGCTGTTTCCGGATGCGGCATCGCCGGCCAAGGCTTCACGCACGGCTGATGATACGGCTGACTTGATCATCTCCTGCAGGTCGTCGAAATCAACGGTCACGATTCTGTTCATGTCATCATCACCGGGTATGACTGGCCTTGCCAGTGCCTATTGGTTTCCCCATCAGCCAGAGGTCGATGGGTTGAAGTTCGTACTCGTGCTGCTGTGAATCGGTCTTCTTCTTTGATCGTGTTTCATCGGTGCTGGACAAGCCAAGATGCTCGATCCGATAGTTGATGGATGCGTGCGTGCGACCCAATGCTGTCGCGATATCTCGCCGCGTCATCTTGCCGTAGTATCGCAACACGAACTCATCCTCTTTCTTTGTCCAGGTCTTTGGCTTTCGCTTCCTGTTGCTCATGATGGCCTCAGAACGGAATGTCATCGAAATCATCGGTTTGCGGCGCAGGTGCAGGCGCCCTTCCGCCACTGGCGGCGCGGTAGGCGGCGGCATCGCCACCGGTGCCGGATTGTGCCTGGTGGTCGCGCCGACCGCCGAGCATCTGCATCTCATTCGCGACAATCTCAGTGGTATAACGGTCCTGTCCACTCTGGTCCTGCCATTTGCGGGTTTGCATCCGTCCCTCGAAGTAGGCCTGAGATCCTTTCTTGAGGTATTGCTCCGCGATTTCGGCCAGCCAGCCAAACAGGACGATGCGGTGCCATTCGGTGCGCTCATTCATTTCTCCGGTATTCTTGTCCTTCCATGATTCATTGGTAGCCACACTGATGTTGGCGACGGCGCTGCCGCTGGCGGTGTAGCGGATGTCGGGGTCGGAACCCAGGGTGCCGACGATGATCGCTTTGTTGATGCCTCGCATTATGGTCTCCAGTACAGATTCAATAATTGCCCTGGCACGGACGGCCGGGTCCAGCCGTTTGACAGTTCATGCCGTGCCTCACGCCTCTTTTCACGCGGGCGGAGAGGGCTCCGCTGGAGAACCGCCGCGTCGGGTTGGACTCAGCCCTGAGCGATCTCTGTCTTGCGCATCTCCATGGCCTCCATGAGCTCGGCGCGTTGGTTCTCGTTGCGAACCAGAGCCACCTGCTCGCTCACGGCATCGAGCTCATCTTCTGAGCTGGCGGACATGATCGCGTCCATGACCACCGCATAGACCGGCTCAGGGGTGTTGATAACCTCCTGACGCGCCTTGTATGCTTCGCGCGCCTTCTTCTTGTCCGCGTCACTGGAAAGCTGTGCCGCGAGCTCTGCGGATGCCTTCAGCGATTCATCGCTGTCCGCGGACGCGATGGCATCGAGGACCTGTTGGAGGCCAACCGGCTGGATATCAGGCTCCGACTTGCGCTTGTCAGCCAATGCGGCCTTGACGCGGCTCTTGCGGCTTTTTGGCTTTTCCGCTGGTTCTGCAACCACCTCGACATCTCCCATATCGCGCGGCATGTCCTGTGCTTCCTCAGCCATGTAGACGCCGCGAAGCACATCCGGGAACACATCGCGCAGCGCCCAGGACCTTGCGCGCATCTGCAGCATGCGCTTCGGATACTCCTTCCACGGACCAGGCTTGCTGCTAAGCCCGGCCAACTTCGCGTCCTCCATCGAGAATGTGCGTGTCACCGGCTCCTCGCCGCGGCGCTGAACGGTGCATGTGGCCTCCTGGCCGTCGTCGCTGATCGTCTCCTCGATGGACTCGAGCAGCCCTGAGCCGCGCACCAAGGCGATCATTGCATCGCCCCAGATCGACGGTATGCCATTGATGACCGCGATGTTTTGTATGGCCTGCAGCGGCGGCAGCCCGATCTCAGCACCCAACTGTACGGCCACCAGGATGTTGCCAGGGCTGCCCTGGTAGTCCTTCGGCACGATGCTCGATCCGGCGAGGATCTCGGCGAAGCGCAGGGCTTCGTCCATGGTCTGAGGTGTGAGAGTGGTCAGGCCGTTTTCAGGCTTGCTTGCGGGCATGGGTGAAACAGTGCTCATTGGATAATCTCCTTCGTCTTGAGGCGCAACACGCGTGCGCCGGGTTTGGATTGGGTATGGGCTTCGGTGATGCGCTCGAAGACCTCGTCAGGGACATACTCGGAGAGGTCAGTGACGGCGGCCTTCCAGTCTGTACGCAGGGATGGCTTGTTTTGCTTCCATGTCGCCAGGACGCGGCCGCCGTGCTCCAGCGCCTCGGCGTCGCCAAACGCCTTGAGCACGGTGGTTTCAAGCCCTGACAGCTCGTCTTGCATCTCCTTTATGGCGGCCTTGATCTCAGCCATCCGAGACAGGGCTCCGACCACCTGAGCATCCGCGACATTGACCTTGCCGGCGGTGTGGCTCTTCCATACGCGGCGGCATTCGTCGGCGGTTGACGGCTCTGGCGGCATGTCTGCCTCGATGTGATCGCGCCACCAGATAGTTGCCGTCTCGAGCAGATCATCGAACAGGCCGCGGTCTGCCTCGATGGTGTAGATGAGATGCTTCTGCCCGCCGAACAAAACTGCCAGGTCGCCGATATCCGCTCCTGTGATGCCGAGATACCACTGCACCTGCAACCAATAGTGCTCAGGCACCTCGTCAGTGCCTGGCACCCCCCACTCGTCAGATCGGTTGCTGGCCATGGCATGGGCCGTCTTGCACTCGAGGATGCGGTCGGTAGTCAGACTGTGGCCGTCATCGAGCACGCGCACACGCTTGGCTATCTCCGGGTTGATGACCGATCGGTCGATATTGGCAATGGCAGGCGTGTCGTCGATGCGCAGCATTGTATTGATGCGCTGCACCTGGCGCCCTGTCACCTCGGCATAGCGCCTCGCGACAAGGTCCTCAAGGGCATTGCCCCAATAGGCAGCCTCGGCGGTGATCGTTTCGCTCGTGTCGCGGCCCGTCTTGTCCCGCCATACATCCAGAGGCGTGCGCCATGGGTTCAGGCCGATGATGGCGCTGATGTCCGTGCCGCCGATACCGGAGCGGCGCTGGCGCAACCACTCTGATCGGTCATTCGTCATCATTTGTCTGCTCCTCGCTCCATTTCTCGGCGCGCTCCTCGATGTGCTTCATGATGTGCTGGATGACCAGGCGGCCGCATTCCTGCTCGTTGCCGTCACGCAGGGCCTGCAGGAACTGCGCCGTGAAGTCGTCGTCGAAACCCTCTCCGAAGGTGTCGATGACCCACTCTGCGGCGCTCCCGTCCGGATCTGATGCCGCGTCATCAATCATGTCTTCGATCGCCTCGTCGATATCAGGCTCACAGGGCGCCCTCGGGTCGCCGGGATGGCCGGAATAGGCCGGCCATGTGGCCTCGTCGCCATAGCCGTATAGGGTCATTCTTCACCCCCAGCTTCGTCTTTGTCTTCATGGCGCGCGCTGATTTCGAGCGCTGCAATACCGACCAGCAGTGCGCCAGCCACGAGCAGCAGCGGTAATACATCGATCAGTGCGCTCATGCCGCACCCCCATGACCGCGCGCAGCATCGGCTACGAGCTTCAGCTGGTTCTGGCGCTGCTCGTCGCTCATGCGCGGCTCGAATCGGTAAACTCCTTCGCGCGTCAGTGTCAGTCGGCAGTTGATCGAGTCGGCCCATGCTCGGAGGCTCTCAAGACGGGTCTCCTCGGGCAGGCTCACGGTGATTTCTATGCTCATGCGTTATCTCCTTTTGCTGTGTTCGCGGAGAGAGATTAGCCAAGCTAATTCTGGAAGTCAATAGCAAAGCTAAATTTAATTGAGCCCTTGCATGGCCTGGCTTGGATTCGAAGGCCATGCATGTGGATAAATCTCGAGCTGAGGGGGAGGAAAATAGGCGACTTGTTTCCCATCGGCGCTTCCGCCTGTGGATAAGTCGCACGATTTTGACGCCGGGGCAGGGGCGTACTAGACTTGCGCGGAGGGGAGCGTCAAGCCTCGCGCGGAGAAACCAACCCGAGGGATATGCCATGATCGCCGAGATCGCTTTCGCTCTATAGGCGCTCGAAGCGGTGACCCCATGCCTGATTGCCGCTGAGCAGAGGAGACAGAATCATGAACCCATGCCTCAAGTTTGATCTGCGCAATGCGCATGTCGTCATCGTCAAGATGAGGGACTATTGGTTTGCCCAGGGTCTGGACATCGACTATGCGGTACAGGGCGGCAGCATCGAGGAGGTGAAAGAGCGCTTCCAGGCCGGCTTGATTGAGACGGTGAGGGCGCATCTCAACCGCTTTGGAACACTGGAGCACTTCCTCAAGCCTGCGCCACCAGAGGTCAGGGAAGGGCTGACTGATGAGCGGCATCATGCCTTCAGCGTCTATGCCGAGTTCAAGCTCGAGGAGGACCTCATACCCGAGTTTTCCAACCTGGTGTTTCTGACGAGAGACGCGAACCACCACGCAGCGTGAAGCGTCCCCCCAGTAGAGCGCAGATCGATATCGAGGGCTGTCTGCCGCGATCTGTTGTGCTCAATGCGCTTTACAAGGCAAGGGTGAATGTAACCCACCTCATGGACGGCCGCGTCAGCCTGGAAAAGGAACTTGAACTCTTGATCGTGCCTCTTGATGATCCGGTTGGTGGGCTGATGGTAAGGAACCTGATCAGAAGATTCGATCTGAACCTGGAAGATATCTACGCCAACCGCCTGCATTGAATGCGGCGGCCACCGTCAGCGGCCGCCGTTGATGTGCCTTCAGAATCGCCAGCCAACTCCGAAGGCGGTTTCCCCGGAGAAGGAATGGTACCCGGCATTGAGCGACAGATTCCCGATCAGGAAGATGATGCCGGCATTGAAGTTGAACCCATAATCATCGTTATCGGCATAGTCGGTATAGTAGATTCCGTCCGGCGCCAGGATGTGCATTGGGTCATAGTATCGAGCCTGCCCGATGACCCAGGCATAGCCCACTCCAAGGTAGATCAACCCCATCTCGCCAAGCCCGTTCGTGACCCCAAGGTTTATCATGGCAAGGTTCTTGTAGGTATCTCGCAGTGGATCATCAAAAGACCATGTGTCCAGTGAACTGTATTCAGGATCTCGCTTCCCGGTGTAGAAGAAGCTGGCATAGGCGCCCGCTTCTTCGGGTTTGAATTCATAGACTCCAAACCCGAGCGACCGGTCATGGGTGTCGGTATCTGGTAGCGACTGGATATCGACGATGGTGTCTGCATGAGCCAGAAGTGATGCCGCAGAAAGCGCCAGGGCGCACAAGATCATCCTGACCATTCCTCACCCCCTGCATTTGTAGACCTTGCCCACAGCCGTGGTATTGGTGATCCCTGCGGCGCCCCATCCGACGGTGCTCTTCATGTCCTGGATGTAGACCACATTGCCGCCGAGCTTGTATGCCTCGTTGCGCAGCTCGTTGCGGGCGCCGATCACCAGGTTCTTGTTGGGCGTCAGGTCACCGGTGAACCAGTTGCCCTGGGATCCGACAACCTCGCCGATGAATCGGCACCGGGACATATCCGGCGGCTCGTTGACGAGTTCGACGCCGCGCGCCTCTGGCATGACGCGGGTGGCCGCGCAACCGGACATGACGAGAGCAGCGGCGATGAATGTAAGTGCGTTACGGTGCTTCATTGATACCCCTCCTGTGGGCTTTATTGTTGAATCGGATGCTCACTCGGAGCAGGGAAGAGGCCGGGTTCTATCGATCAAAATGAAGGCATCCAGCGCCATCCTGACAACCGTTTTGGCATAGACGATGGTGATGATAGCAAACTTCTTGGTGGGTTCCAGTTGTCCAGCGTGAACGCATTTGTGTACAATCGATCCACTGGAAGGGGAGAACAAAATGAGCACAAACAGCAAGATCGAGTGGACGGAGCAGACATGGAACCCAACCACCGGATGCACGAAGGTTTCTCCTGGATGCAAGAACTGTTACGCCGAAAAGATGGCAGCGCGCCTGCAGAAAATGGGTGCATGCGGCTATGAGAACGGGTTCGAGCTCACTCTTCAGCCGGGAAGGCTGGAACAGCCGGTTCGACGCAAGAAGCCCACCGTTTACTTCGTCAATTCCATGTCCGACCTGTTTCACGAGGATGTTCCTGATTCCTTTCTCGATCGGGTATTCGATGTCATTCGACGAACGCCAAGGCATACCTATCAAATCCTGACCAAGCGGGCCGAGAGGCTGCCCGAGTATTTCGCCAATCGTGGATGCCCAGGGAATGTGTGGCTTGGGGTCTCTGTCGAAGACCGCAGGCATGGAGTGCCTCGCATCGATTTTTTGCGGCAGGTTGATGCAACCGTTCGGTTCCTGTCGGTAGAGCCGCTGCTTGAAGATATCGGATGCATCGACCTTAGCGGAATTCACTGGGTCATCGTTGGCGGTGAGTCGGGACCCAGGGCCAGGCCGATGCGGCATGAATGGGTCGAGAACATCAGAACCCAGACAGCGTCATCAGGAGCGGCTTTCTTTTTCAAACAGTGGGGCACATGGGGGGGCGATGGCGTCAAACGCGACAAAAAGCGTAATGGGCGCTCTCTCGACGGAAAAGTCTATGATGACTATCCGGAGATCATTTCTGCTATGTCTTGAGAATGTGGTCTGCGACCTTCTTCGACAGACCGATGGCTTTCGGTGATGGGTTGCTGACGGCAAAGAACAAGGCAAAAAGAGGAGCGCCTTGCTGCGGAAGGATCAGTGGCCTGCTGACCATGGGGAAAGTCTTATCGAGCCTGTCGCGCACATACTCAAGCAGATCTGACCATTCAGCACAACGCATTACTTCCGAGTCACCGAAAAGGTCTTGCTGTGGTGACTCAGAGTAAAACCTGCTCTCCCATTCGTCTGTCCCCAGGCAGCGGGTCAATGCTGCTCTCTTGGATATATCCATTGCATCAAGACTTCTTGGCGTGTTTCTGTATAGCCCAGCAAGAGGAAAAAGATACCATAGATCAATAGCTTTTGTGCCTGCTATTGCTTCCAGAGTTTTCCACTCAACCTCCATCCCGTACGGATCAAGAAACAATACCGCTCGGCTATGGTTCCAGCGGATTGTTTTGATCAAACTGGCGATCTCCGTGTTCGCATCTCCGGTGCGGATCTCGCAATTGTCGTATTTGGCGCAAAGACTTCTTAGTGCCGCGGCATGAGCGCGAGATGCGTCAATCAGGTGGACAGAGTCGAATGGAGGGTTGGTTTCAAGCGCGATCTTCGCAGAGCCGTCGATAATCCTTTCACCATCTCCGGTTTTGATCGTGACCCTGCCAATACCCGCAAACCCATCGATATAGTGAAGCCTAAACTTCTGATTTTTCAGTGCAATACTATAGAAATTAAGGTATTTCCTTAGTGCATCCAGCTTGAGCGATGTCCAGTTGTCGCTGCCGAATTTATGCTCCATCCATGATTACCTCGCGTTATTTCGATCCATCAGTCACCGAATCACTCCAGATCCATCACCACCTGACGCACCACGCCAACCACCTTGGCGTCAGGTGACATCTCCATGATGGGGTAGCGTTCGTTGTCCGGGTGCAGGAACCAGCGTGAACCCTCCTGCACAAGCCGCTTGCAGGTGGCCTCACTGTCACCGTTTTGACGCACGATCACCACGGATCGGTGCCGGTACTGCGCGTCCGGATCAACGATCACGAGCGCGCCGTCCTGGATGGTTGGGGCCATCGAGTCGCCGATGATGCGCAAGGCGAAGGCGTGAGGGCCGACCTTCGATGTAGTGATGACCCAGTCCTCTGCGTCGCCAGGAGCGAAGTTGTCCACCAGGTCACCCCAGTCTCCGGCCGTCGTCCATGAGATCAGCGGGACGCGGCTATGGATGTCTGGACCTGGTTCGGTATTGGTTTGAGTAGATTTGTGGTTGTGGTCGAGCCATGATGGCCTGGGCGTCCCATCAAAATAGCCTTGCCACAGCCCAGGCACAGACCGCTCAATATGATGGGCTCCGGCATCTCCTAGAGTCCGGTGTCCAGAAAGCCATTGGTGGACCTGTGATGGCGATTTTTTTATTGACCTCGAAAATGCAGCAACATTGCCGCTGAATTTTTCGTTGATCAGTTGCCGAAGCAGCTCGCGTCTATTCATTGTTCTATCATAAGCGACGCTAAGGTTATCTGGGCTATTGCATTTTGAGCTTAGCCAAGCTAACCTTTTGCGCATGAACGCCATTCATTCAGTAAAAAAAGCCGTGGATGCGGTCGGCGGCGTCGCTTCTCTAGCCAGACACCTTCATGTCACGCCTCCTACCGTACATCAGTGGATCAGCGGTGTAAGACCGATCCCCGCCGAACTCTGTCCACAAATCGAAGCCGCCACCAACGGGGCAGTACGCTGTGAGGACCTGCGCCCCGATGTGCCCTGGCATGTGCTGCGGCACGGATCTGGAGGCGGCCGGGACCCGGGAAGCGAGGTGGCATGATCGGATTCATTGTGTCTGTGGTTGCTCCTCGATCCGTGCATTTTGACCTCAATGCGCGGTGGTTGGGCTCATTGGCGGTCATCGGCGCCATGAGACCATTCGCCGTCGTCAACGACGGCGCGTTTTATTCCTTGAGTAGCTGGCCATGATAACGGCCGGCTACCACCCATCATCGATCTCGAACCCGTCGAGATCGGCATCATGCTCACCGGCGAGTCCCTGCGCGTGCAGGAAGATGTCGTGCGCCAGGCATACATCCGAGTGCTCGCGGGCCCTGGTGCGGTCAACGGCGCGCCGGCCTCTTGCGACGCAGCCATCAGAGGACATGCCTGAGCAGAACACGAGCAGTTCATGCCCGGCCGTCACGGCCATGCCTTTGACTTCTTCACCGGCCATCTGGCAGTGCCAGCGCACCACAGGGTGGGCCACGGAGACACCAATGCTGACGCCTCCCTGTCGGCGTTCAGAGCGATTTTCTTTTTTCATGACGGAATTATTCCGCACCGGCGTCAACAGCGCAGCCGAAATGCAACACGCTGTCCGCTGGAGGAACACCAGGAGCAACCACAATGAACGACATCGATGACCTGATGCACGCCCTGTCTCGAGCGGTCAAGAAGCGCGACGGAGGCATCTCTGCGATGGCCACCGAGCTGGGCGTATCCACCAGGAACCTGTACTCGAAGCTGGACCCGAACGATGAGCTGCACCTGCTCAGTTTGCCGCTATTTGTTGCGATCCTGCATCGATTGAGCAGCGAAAATGCAGGAGAAGTGCTTGATACGCTTTCGTCCATGTTCGGCTATCAGCTGGCCACAAGAAGCCGCAGTCGGGCCAGGAATGTGGCCGGCGGGGTGATTCACGCCATGTCGGAGTTCGGCGATGTCGTGCGCGCCGTCGAGTCCGCGCTCGAGGACGGGCGCATCAGCGACGAGGAGCGGCGCGCCATCATCCGCGAGAGCGCGGAGGCGAGGAAGTCGCTCATCGCCCTGGAGAACACGCTGTATGCCGGCACGGAGGATGGACAATGAGCCTGCTGATCGACGAGCGCCCACTGATCGTCCAGCCGAGTCTGGTCAAGCTGCTGGGCAGCATTGAACGCGCCGTGGCCCTGCAACAGATCCACTGGCTGCTGCAGCAACCGCACACGGGCGAGATCTTCGACGACGGCGAGAAATGGGTCTGGGGAACGCTGGACGAATGGTGCCGTGATTACTTCCAGATGTGGTCGCCTCATACGCTCAGGAAACACCTGAACTGGCTGCGCGATCACGGGTATTTGATGGTCGCAAAACGCGACGCTCAGGGCTGGTCAAAAACCAACAGATACAGGATCGACTACGAGAAAATCGCGTCCAGCGACGGTGGTTCAGAAGCCGAAGAGAGCGCATCGATACGGCGACCGGATGCGGTCGCTATGAACCGACCGGATGCTATCGCTTCGAAACGACCGGATGTTATCGCCTCGAAGCGACCGGATGCGGTCGCTATGAACCGACCGGATGCTATCGCTTCGAAGCGACCGGATATGGTCGCTTCTTATAAAGAACAGAGACTTCACAGAGACTTCAACAGAGACTTCGTTACAGAGAGGGACGCGCGTGCGCGCGAATCCTCCTCGGAATCAACTACCGGCAAGAAGGCCATCTCAGTTGCCGACCAAACGCAGCCCCCGGTCCCCCCTCCAGAAATCAACCTCGATGCCTGGGCTGAATTCGAACAGCATCGGAAGGAAATCCGAAAGCCACTGACGGACCTGGCCCGCAAGAAGGCGTGGAACCAGCTCAAGCCGCTGACCCACCAGGAGCAGCAAAGCGTGATCGATTACAGCATCGCTGGCAGGTACACCGGGCTGTTCACCGATCGACTGACGCGCCGCAAGCGAAAACCCGAAACCATCGACGAATTCCGCGCGGATGTGGCGGCTCAGGCCGACCGAGTCCGCCAGCTGATCGGAGGGCTGTCATGAACCCTGGCGACATCGACCGCTTCACGGCTGTGTGGAGGGCTGCCGCCGAGATCGGCGGAAACAGGCTCAGCGACGCGGCCATAGCGATTGCGTTCCGTGTCCTGAGCGAATACTCGATTTCGCAGGTGGAGCGCGCCATCGAGCGGCACCTGTCCGACCCTGAGCGCGGGCGTTATGCCATCAAGCCCGCCGATGTCATCGAGCAAATCCGCGGACAATCCTGCGACGACGGCAGACCGACGGCAGACGAGGCGTGGGCCCTGGCTGTCAAGTCGTTCGACGAATCCGCATCCGTAGTGCTCAACGACGAGATCGGCGCAGCCCTGAATGTGGCGAGGGTGATCTACCAGGACGGTGACCGGGTTGGCGCACGGATCGCGTTCCGTGCGGCCTACGAACGCGCGGTATCCGATGCGCGTGCCAATGGCAGGCCGGTCAACTGGTGGCCGAGTCTTGGGCAGGACCCGTCAGGGCGCAGGCAGGCGGTAGAGGAGGCTGAGCGCATGGGGCGGCTGCCGGCAGGCACCTCGTCTGGGCTGCTACCGGCGCCGGATGCAGAACACTCTGGCATGAATCGGGTGCATGGTACTGCACGAACCCGTCATGGCTCGCTGGCCAGCCGTTATCTCGACCAGGCCCTGCGCATCCTGAACGGAGAGAACGCGGCATGAGCCTGAACATCACGCTGCCATGGCCGCCTTCGGTGAATCGGTACTGGCGCTCTGTGAGCGGCCGCGTGCTGATTTCTCGCGATGGGCGCGCCTACCGTACCCGTGTCGGAGAGATCGTCTCTTGCGCGAACATACAGGCTGCAACACGGCACCGCTTGTCGGTTACCATCGCAGCGTTTCCGCCCGACCGGCGAAAAAGGGACCTCGACAACACCCTGAAGGCCACCCTCGACGCAATGGCATCGGCCGGCCTGTTCGTGGACGATGAGCAGATCGACGACTTGCGCATCTACCGCTGCCCGCCGGAGAAGCCAGGGCGACTCGAAATCACCATCACGCCAATGGAGGGGGTATGACCCATACGATCAAGACGCTGATTTGCGCCGCTATCGCACTGGTGGCCACTATCGCACCGCCCACTGTAGCCGCAGGTGGAGACGGGTTCATGAACGAGCGCTACTACTCAGACCTGCTCTGCGCGCGCTGGGGCGGCGCACCATCGACGCTGCCATCCGGCATTCGCCCGGATTGCGAGACGGAGTTTGCCGTCATGGAGTTCGACTGGGCCAAGCGCCCCAAGAATTACGAGTGCATCGGCCAGGCCATCGTCTACGCAGAGGAAATCGGAAAGACGCCAGTCTGCGTGCTGCTGGCGCGTGATGACGAAGAGATGCGTTTCGGCCGCCGGCAGTTCCGCGCCATCCGTCACGCTGGCGTTGTGCCCAAGTTGGTCGATGTGCGCCATATCGTGATACCGAAGGGGGGCGACTGACATGGCAAGATTCAACCCGGCTTTCGACAGAATGATCGAGAACGAGGGTGGCATGATCCTGCATACGGTGCCTGGTGACCGAGGCGGAATGACCTACGCAGGGATCGCGCGTAACCGGTGGCCGGACTGGGTTGGGTGGTCGATCATCGATTCCGGGCGTCGACCGGATGAAGATCAGGTTCGCCGATTCTACCGAGCGCACTTCTGGAGGCCGCTGCAGGCTGACGGAATACGCCATCAGCCGGTGGCCGAGTCCATTTTCGATTACGCGGTCAACAGCGGCGTCAGAAGTGCAGTGCGCAGCGCTCAACGGGTGCTCGGGGTCATCGATGACGGGATCGTCGGACCGCAGACACTCAACGCGCTCAACGCGGCCGATCCGGATCATTTCGTGGCCGCCTACACCCTCGAGAAAATACGGCGCTACGCGAAACTGGCAGCAATGGACGGCAAACAGCGCAAGTTCCTGCTCGGGTGGATCAACCGATCGCTGCGATCAGCGAATCCACAGGAGAGCAGGGCATGAGCCGCCTCACGCCACGGCAGGAGGCCTTCGCCATGGCCTTCGTTGAAACCGGAAACGCCTCTGAGGCATATCGGCAAGCATACCCGCGTTCACGAAACTGGAAGCCGGAGACGGTTTACAGCAAGGCCAGCCACATGCTGGCCGATGACAAGGTATCGGCAAGGGTTGCTGAGCTCAAGGCAGAGCATAGAGAACGCCATCAGATCACCGTCGACACCCTGTCAGAGGAGGCCATGAAGGCGCTGAGGATGGCGGCCGAGCTGCAGAAACCAAACGACATGATACGGGCGATCGATCAGCTGGCCAAGCTCCATGGTCTGCACGCGGCTGAGAAGCGAGAGCTGTCGATTCCTGGCGGCATCGGCATCGTCAGGCTGAACATCAAACACATTGGTGAGGCGGGACAATGATCGCGGCTGAGGAGCGGGACATCGATATCGAGTTCCCTGGATGGTTCGCGCCTTTCTGGTCGCCGGCGCGCTACAAGATCGCCTACGGCGGTCGAGGAAGCGGCAAGTCAACGACATTTGCCAGGGCACTCATCTGCAGTGCTGCAGATCGGCCCATTCGCGTGCTCTGCGCCCGCGAGCTGCAAAACAGCATACAGGACTCTGTCCACCAACTCATTTCGGACCAGATTCATTCAATGGACCTCGATGCCTACTTCACCATCAAGGAAAAGGGCATCTACAGCCGCTGCGGGGCCGAGTTCCTGTTCAAGGGCGTGCGCGGCACCCGCGGCGACGCCAGCCAGCTCAAGAGCCTGGAGGGCGTCGATATTTGCTGGATCGAGGAAGGGCAGACCATTTCCAAGGCCAGCCTGGAGACGCTTGTGCCGACCATCCGCAAGCCAGGGTCGGAGATCTGGATCAGCTATAACCCGGATCAGGAAACCGACCCGGTTCATCAACTGGCCATGAACCCGCCGGAGGGGAGCATCGTTCGCAAGGTCAACTATTACGACAATCCATGGTTCCCGGCTGAACTGGAACTGGAACGCAAATGGATGCAGCGCACCGATCCGGACGCCTACGCCCACATCTGGGAGGGTGAATGCCGGCAGTACACCGATGCCCAGGTGCTGCGCGGAAAATGGACCGTAGAGCCGTTCGAGCCCGGCGAGGACTGGAACGGACCGTACTACGGCGCGGACTGGGGCTACGCCAAGGACCCGACCACGCTGGTGCGCTGCTGGATTCATGATGCGCGGCTCTACATCGAGCACGATGCCTACCAGGTGGGCTGCGAGATCGATTCCACGCCCGATCTGTTCGACACCGTGCCGGAATCGAGAGAGCACACCATACGCGCCGACTCGGCACGACCGGAAACCATCAGCTACATGCGCCGCCAGGGGTTCAGGATCACAGGAGTCAAGAAAGGCAAGGGCAGCGTCGAGGACGGGGTGGCCCATCTGCGCGGGTATGAGCAGATCGTCATTCACCCGCGCTGCACCCACACCGCCGACGAGTGCCGCCTCTGGTCATGGAAGGTGGACAAGCTCTCCGGCGATATCCTTCCGCGCCTGGCCGACGGGCATGATCACACCATCGACGCCATCCGCTATGCGCTCGAGCCGGTCATTCGGCGCGGCACAGGACAGACCCACTACGCAGCAACACTGACGAGGACCATTGCATGACCGTGAGCATCAACGAAGCCATGAGCATCATCGGTAAACAGGCAGTTGACGAACTGGTCCGCGCCTATCATGGGCGCCGCCTCTATGTGCCTGGAACCATCAGCGAAGACCATCCGCTGGCGCTGCGTCTCGGCCATGGTCAGGCCATTCTGCTGGCTCAGGCCTTCGGCGGTGAGTACATCGAAGTGCCCAAACGCCTGGCACCTGACATACAGGAACGCAACCGCGCGATCCGGGCCGGATATGCCGCGGGCGCCACGCAGACTGCACTGGCAGAGCTCTACGGTCTGAGCCGCCGCCAGATCATCAACATTACCAGAGAGGACACCACCCATGCCTGACCTCAAACCGGCCGCCTCGGCCGCGCACTGGGACGATTACAGCTACAGCCGCGCCATATCCGCGCTGACCGTTGCCGGCGACCCGGACATCGTCCTCCAGGAACTGGGCAAGACCCGGGCCAGCCTGAGAGTGCTCGAGACCGATGACGAGATCACGGCAGCGCTCGAAACGCGGCGCGAGGCCGTGCTCGCCACAAGCTGGAATCTGGTCGGAGATGACGGCGAGCGCAAGGAAGCGACCCGTCGGGTTCTGGAACGGTGGATCGATGACATCCTGCGTGGCGCATGGAATGCCGTGCCCTACGGCTACTCCGTACTGCGCTGCTCCTGGTCACAGGACCGGCGAGGACGCCCAGAGAACCACCCTGAATTCGGGATTGTGGCCCCGCTGTGGATCGGGGAATGGCCGATGGAGCGATTCGCCATCAGTAACGGTGGTCAGCTGCGCTACAAGCGCATGGACACCGGCGAGATGATGAACGCCATGCCGCCTGAATTCTTCATGACGCGCCGCAATGCCACCTGGCGCAACCCCTACGGCGAGGCCTTGCTGTCAAGGCTCTACTGGCCCTGGTTCTTCCGCTACAACGGGTGGCGGTTCTGGATGCAGTTCATCGAGCGCTTCGGAGACCCCATCGTCACCGGCAGCGTGATGACACCTGACGAGTTCGTCAAGGTCGCGCAGGCCTCCGGGTTCGCATCGGTCCTCGCCGTCAACAGCGACGAGTCCATCGATGTGCAGGGCAACACCAGCAGCGGAGAGCACCAGCGCATGATGGGCGAGCTCAACAAGCGCGTGCAGAAGGTGATCCTCGGACAGACCCTGACCAGCGACACTGACGGCAAGGGGTCCTACGCCGCGGCGCGGGTGCATGACGCCGTGCGTCAGGACAAGCGCTTGGCCGACCTGCGCCTGCTACGGCCGACGGTGCAGGAGTTCGTCAACCAGCTGTGGGTGCTCAACAGATGGGTTGGCGACCCGCCGCGCTTCGAGTTCGATGCCGGAGTCAGCATCGACAGCGAGCGCACCGGAGCGCTCAAAGACCTGCGCGACACCGGGTGGGCACCGACGGAGCAACTGCTTGGCCGCCTGTTCGGCGATGTCAAGCCGGGCGACTTCGAACCTGTGGAACCGGCCGCGAGCGGTCAGGGCGGAGCCAGCCTCAAACTGGCGGCAGATTCTGGGGAGAGCCAGGCGCATGGCTACACCCCGGCCCAGCAACAGATAGAAGACCTGGTGGACGCCAGCGTGGAAAACGCACCGTCACCGATCAGCGATGGACGCCTGCGCGATCTGATCGCCATGGCAAAAAGTCCTGAGCACCTCGATGAATTGCTGGCCAAGGAGGCCGCAGATGCCGATCCGGGCGCCTACCGGCAACTGCTCGAACGCGCCCTGTTCGCCGCCGATGTGGTCGGGTATGTCATGGCTGAAAAAGGCGAGCAATGATGGCGGACATCACACTGTGCCTTGATGATGACTGCAGATTCCGCAAGGAATGCCGGAGACACAAGGACAACGGATCAGGCGTGTTTCACATCTGGCAACCGTATGCGGTATGGCCAAAGAATGGGCCGGAGGACGACCCAAGCAGCTGCGATGGATGGTGGCCAATCGACAAAGAGAGTCAGGAGTGATGACCGGTGACAGCTTGCGCGGTGTGGAGCGGAGCGGCCTGTGGTCACCGCGCTCAATGCGCGTCACCGGCTATGCCACCGACAACAGAGCGTCCGGATTATTCAGCGCGATACGGCACAGCACCAGGGCGCTTCCTGGAGGCTTGAATCGCCCCTGCTCCCAATCGCGCAGCGTGGCCACAGGCGTGTCGATCAACTCCGCGAACCGCGCCTGCGACATGCCCAGCTCCTTGCGCGCCGCGCGCAGCAGCGATTGCTCAGGCGTCATATCTCCGGCGAACTCGCCGCGCCTCATCTCGCCCGGAGATTCGCGCACCCCATCGATGGGCTGCCCGGCATCAGACTCGATGGCCATGGAGCTTTCGCCCGTATCAGGCCGCATCGGCAGGACCCTGCTCAAAGACCATCCGCGCCACATCGGTGCGCGTGCTGGCATGCTGAATGTCGATACCAACCAGCGCACCATCCTCGGCGAAATCAAGCACCACACCATCGGCCACCTCTTCGGCATCCGCGCCTGGACGCTCGCTCAGGTGAATGTAGAGGGAGTCGGTCTCACGGTCATATTGCAGCCTCATGGCTTGAACCTCCGGTCGTAGAAAGCGTTATGCAGGGTTTCGTCGTCCTCCAGCACCACCACACGCAGCCAGCGCTCGCCCACGCGACCCCAGTAGCGAATCCGTCCATCTTGCTGAACCTCGCGGCGCACCGCGCTGGCGATTGCCTCGCGGCAGAGTGCCACGGTCACATAGGGGCGCTTGGGCTGAACGGTGTTGCGAAAGTACGGCGTCGTTTTCATGGGTCGAATTATACGGAAATCCCGTATATCATCAACCCAAACTTGACAACCCAAGCCCACCAGAACTACGCTGACCATGTCACCGGCAGGTTTTCGCTCCATGAAAACCTGCACTTCCGCCATCCATGGCGGTCGCACATTCGGTGGCCGGGTTTTGCAGCCCGAAGTCGGAGCGCACCGGCGCTCATTCACGGCGCTTTTTTTGTGCCCGTGTTATGGCGGGGTGCGTGGGGAGCCGCGAGGCTCGCCGGATCTCCGACCCGGTCTGCAAACCCGCGTACTCCGCCACCCTTTCGATTTGCAGCGGAAGCGTGGCGGTTCTCGAACATCAAAGTCGGAGAACTGCTATGAATCAGTCCATTTCTGTCCTCAACACATACATCCGTATCCACGACGGCCTCTACTCCCTAAACGACCTGCACCGTGCCGCCGGTGGGGAGAAACGCCATCAGCCGGCCAATTGGCTGCGCAACGACCAGGCCCGCGAACTCATCGAGGAGATCGAGCAGTCCTCAGATCTGAGGAACGGGGCCGTCAAGCGCGTGCAAGGCGGCGATCCGCAACTCCAAGGCACCTACGCCTGCAAAGAGCTCGTCTACGCCTACGCCATGTGGATCTCTGCCCGGTTCCACCTGGCGGTGATCCGCGCCTTCGACGCCCTGGTCAGCGGCCAGGCGCAGGCATTGCCCGAGCCGCCCACCATCACCAGAACGCAGGCCGGGGAGCTCTCCGCCCTCATCGCCGAACGCGCCGAAGCGGACGGGTGCAGCCGCGCCTACTGCTGGAGCCGCTTCAACCGGCACTTCCGCATCGCACGCTACCGTGACCTGCCCGCCGAGCGCTTCGACGAGGCCGTCGAGTACATCAAGGCCATGCCGGGTGAGCGCAAACGGATGCCAGGGCCAGCGGCGGGTGGGCGCATGACCGTGCTCATGACCATCGAGAACGACCGGATCACTGGCATGCAGCCCATTGGAGAGCATGAAGTCATCATCGACCCGGCGCGGCTGCCCGACAACATCCAGGCCATATTGCCAGGATGGCGCCTGGTGCCCGTCGACGAACTCGACACCCTCACCCGCGCGGCCCTGTCCGCCGCCGAACTGGCCGATGGCATGCGCGAGTATGCGGTAGAGCTCAGGCAATGGGTGATCTGACAACCGAATGCCGCCCTCGCGGGCGGCCGCATCAGGAGGCGCGTCCATGAACACGATGAACAGCACAGAAGCCATAGCATGGGCCAGACGGCAGAAGGTGGTTCTTCCCGTCGAGTATTACGGCCTGCTGCAGGGCAGGGCGCGTGCCGCGGCCTTCACCGTGTCTGGACTGTCAACCCTCGACCAGATCGAGCGGGTGCGCCAAAGCCTGATCGAGGCCGAGGAACAGGGGCAGAGCTTCGCCAAGTGGAAGAAGGCGGTCGCCGCCGGTGAAGTGCCGCTGAACCTGCCGCGCCACCGCATCGAGACCGTGTTCCGCACCAACATCCAGGGCTGGTACGCCGCCGGCCGGTGCCGCGCCCACCGGGACAACCGGGCGGCCCGGCCCTATCTCATGTATTCCGCCGTCAACGACAGCCGCACACGCCCGGCACACGCCGCCATGCACGGCTTCATCGCACACATCGACGACCCGATCTGGAAGCAATGGACCGCGCCCTGCGGGTTCAACTGCCGCTGCACCAACATCAGCCTGACCGAGGATCAGGCCAAACGGCGTGGCCTCAAGCCGTTCCCAGGGGTGGCCCCGGACCCTGGATGGGACTACTCGCCCTGCCACGACGGACCGGAGGAGGGCGTCAGCCGCGCCATAGATGGCCGCAAGAGCCGCTGCGGCAACTCGCTGTCGGCAGACCCAACCGCTCATGTCGCCACGGAACTTGCCCAGCGTGAGCCAGGGTGGTGCGTGCATCCGGTGTTGAAGCAGTTCATCGACCGTCTGCACGGCCCGCTGTCAGAATGGGACGATCCGGAACGGCTGGCTCGCATCGTGTTGGGCGATGACGACTGGCGCAGACGATCCAAGTCTGCCAGCATCAGAAACGCATCCGCCGCTGCCGGCGTCGATCTGCCACACGGCGTGATCCTGAACGCCTACACCGACCGAGAGCTCGACATCTGGAAAGAGGCCTTGCTGCTCGGTCGCGTCATAGTGCATGACGCCAGCTTGCGCGGGTGGACAGAAGCGCGCATCCACAATGCCGGCCTGTTCCTGCACCTGCTGAACGAGGCGGTCGGCCAACTCAATCCGGAGCGCGGCACCTTCTACCGCATCGTCGATACACGGCCACGCGGGTTCGGGCAGCGGTTTCGGGAGCAGCACAGGATGGGGAGAACCATCGAATACACTGTTCCAACCTCTGTCATGAGGTCGCGCGAAGAACTTGAAAAAGGAGGTTATTCTGGAGATATGGTGATCGAACTGGATGCCATATCAGCTCGCGACATCCAGGCATTCTCCATCGGCAACGAGCCCGAACTACTGATTCCAACAGGTACTCAGGCTATAATTGTGGAGCGGGATGCAGAATTGTTATGGCTTGAAGAATCGGAACCGCGTGATGTGCCGTCAAACAAGAAATTTGGAGCAAACCATGTACAGTGACATGACAGAAGAAGAAAGAAAAGCGCGCATCAAGGAAACAAAGGACTGGTTTCGACGCTATCTTGCTGAGATCAAGGAAGGCAAGCGCCGCGCCGTGGTCAACGCCAGATGGCAGCTCGAAGCCGGCGCGCCCGTCACAGAACAGCAGATGAAGCGCTGGCGGGAGTGGGACCCGAAAGCCGACCACACCGTGAAGGACAAGTGAGCCACCACATAGGCCATATACCTCCACCATTCATATCCGATCATGAGTCCATGGTGTGAACAGTTCACATCGTGAAATTTTCACCATGAAATAGCCACCTGTGGCCGGGGTATAACCCCCGCCATGAGCGAACCGATCTTTCTCAGCGCGCAGCTTGAGCTCGCCAAAGACGATTCCGGCGAATCCCGCGGTGACAAGTCGATTACCGGCGTGGCCTATAGCGGCGATGCTGTCGTCCAGTGGGGCGAACGCCTGGTCATCGATATAGCGTCCATCAACGCAGACACGCCGATTGCCCTGCTGCACCAGCATTCCCACCGGGACAGCATTGGCGTCATCGATGGGCTGAACAACGACGGAAAGCAACTGACCATCAGTTCAGGCCGCATCTTCGCCGGAATGGACAGCGATCCGCTGCCCGGTCAAATCGCCGAAAAAGCATCCAGAGGATTTCCCTACGAACTCTCCGTCGGAATCTACGACGGCAGTGCCGAGCGCGTGCCGTCCGGCAAGAAGGTGTCCGTAAACGGACGCGAGTTCACCGGTCCGATCACCATCATCCGTAACGCCAATCTGCGTGAAGTGTCCATCGTGGCTCTTGGCGCTGACGCTTCAACCCAGGCGGATATTGCCGCCTCCCAGAAACCCCATCAACCGGAGGAAGCCGATATGGCAAAAGACCCCGAAAAGCACGGCGACGGAGCTGACAGCGCCAGCACAATCGTGGAGCTGACTCAGCGCGTTGCTGAACTCACGCAACAGCTCGATGCCGCCAATGAGCGCGCAGAAAGCGCAGAAAAGGCACTCGACGAGCACCGCACCAGTGTGCGCCTGTCCGCCGTCAAGGCGCTGCTCTCCGACATCGGGATCGAGTTCAGCGAGGAAGCCGCAAAGCCCTACATGGAGCTGTCCGACGAGGCGTTCGACGCCATGGCAGAGCAGGTGCGCGGAAAACTGAGCGCCGGCACGGAACATGCCCGCATGTTCAGCGATACCGGCCCCAGCCAAACGCCGTCGAGTCAGTCCCCGGCCACTGCCGCCGCGCTCGACATCAATGAAATCTACGCCAAGCGGAGGGTCTCGTAATGCCCGCAGTCAATCAAAGCCCGCGTGATGCCGCCATGCTGCTCTCCGAGAGCAATGGCGCGCTGAGCCGCGAAGTCGTCACCATCGCATCCGGACAGAACCTGCAAGCCGGAACCGTTCTCGGCAAGGTCACCGCCAGCGGTGAATACGCCCAAGTCAACCCTGCGGCCAACGATGGCAGCGAGGTGGCTGCTGCTGTTCTCCTGTATGAGGCAGATGCGTCGTCAGGCGCACTTCAGGCAACCGCCCTGGTGCGTCTTGCAGAGGTGGCAAAAGACAAGCTGATCTGGCCCGCTGGCATCGCCCAGGCCGATCTGGACACCGCGCTCGGGCAGCTGGCCGGCGCCTTCATCATCGCCCGATAAGGAGGATTTCAACCATGCCCATGGTAGACCCGTTCACCCCGGACGCGTTCACGCTGCAAAGCCTGACTGCGGCCATCAACAACCTGCCGTACCAGCCGGGCCGAATCGGACAACTCGGTCTGTTCAATGAAACCGGCGTGGCCACACGCAATATCAGCATCGAGTCCCGCGATGGTCAGCTGTTGCTGATGCCGGTCAAGCCGGTTGGCGCTGACGGCACTCCGATCACCGGTAACGACCGCAAAGCGCATCCGTTCGTCATTCCGCACATCCCGGCACGCGCCACCATCACGGCAGACGAAGTGCAGGGCGTTCGGGTGTTCGGTTCCGAAAACCAGGCAGAAACGGTTCAGATGAAGGTCAACGAGCGCCTGGCCACCATGCGCAATTCCCTGGAATACACCGTGGAGTCGCATCGTGTGTCCGCCATCAAGGGACAGGCGATCGACGCCAATGGTGGCACCATCGATCTGTTCGCCGAGTTCGGCGTCACGCAGCAGGTGGTGACCATGGGCCTGAGCACCACCGGCAACAGCGCCATCCGCCAAAAGATGTTCAATGTCAAGCAGGCCATTCGAGGCGCGCTGGGCGGCACCCCGTTCGGCGGCATTCGCGTGTTCTGTGGTGACAACTTCTGGGCTGCCCTGCTCGAGGACAAGGACACCAAGGCGACCTACCTGAACCAGGCGCAGGCCGCCGAGCTGCGCGGCGATCCAAGCGACAGCTTCGCGGCGTTTGGGGCTATCTGGGAGCACTACGAGGGCACCACCGACGCCAACTTCGGCGCGGATGCCTATGCCGTACCCGTTGGCGTCCCTGACCTGTTCCTGACGCGCTTCGCGCCCGCCAACTACAACGAGACGGTCAATACCATCGGACTGCCGTACTACGCCAAGGCTGAGCCGATGAAGTTCAACAAGGGCTTCGAGCTGGAAGGTCAGAGCAACCCGTTCAACATCTGCACCCGACCGGCATCCGTGATCCGCCTGGTCATCTGATGGAGGAATGACGACATGAAAATCAAGCTCAAGGTGGATCTGTGGCATGGCGATGAGCGCCATGGCGCCGGCGATATCGTCGACCTGGACAACAAGACGGCTGAACGGCTGATCGATCGTGACCTGGCCGAAGACCCGAAGCGGGGCGGCAAGAGCGGAGGCAAGAAGGCCGAGGACCCGAAGCAGGGCGGTTGAGGCCTGAGCCGTGCCCTATGTCGACATCGACCAGCTGATCGAGCGTTACGGTGAATCGGAGCTGATCCAGCTCACCGACCGAGAAGCCTCTGGGTTCATTGAGCACGAAGTGCTGAACCGGGCCATCGCCGATGCCGTTGCCGAGATCGACAGCTACCTGTCTGCACGGTATGTCGTCCCTGTGACCCCTGCGCCTCCTGTGCTGGCCCTGCACGCGGCCAACATCACGCGCTATCGACTCTATGAGGACGACACCACGGAAGAGGTGGAGCGCCGTTACCGTGATGCGTTGTCATGGCTGCGCGACATCAGGGACGGCAGACAGCCTCTGGATGGTGCCGTTCCGCTGTCAAATGGTGCCCATGGAAGGGCCGCTGGAGGCGATCGCGAGATGATATTCACCGACAGCTTGTGGGCGCAGACGCCAGGCGGATCAACATGAGCGGCGTGTCCGTAACCATCGACGACCGCAGGGTGCGCGACGCGCTCAACGACATGCGCAGCCGGGTCCGAAACCTGCGCCCGGCCATGGACCGCATCGGCGCGACACTGGCTGACAGGGTTCGTCTTGGATTCCATGACGGCAAGGATCCATGGGGACAGCGGTGGCAGCCTCTGCGTCCGGCGACGGTATCCAGACGCCGACAGGGATCAGACAAGCCGCTGCGCGACACAGGACGCCTCATGAACAGCATCAGCCATCGCGCCACCAGGCACAGCGTGACGATAGGGACTGATGTCGAGTATGCGGCAACACATCAGTTCGGCGCGCGGAAGGGGCAGTTCGGCAGAACGCGCAAAGGGTCTCCAATTCCGTGGGGAAACATCCCTGCACGGCGGTTCATGCCTATCGATGATCGAGGAGCTCGGCTTCCCGACGAATGGATCGACGATATCGGCATGACCCTGCGCCAACACATCGAGGTCGAGTCATGATCGCCGGGCTGATTCCGGCCGTTGCATCGATCATCGGAAAGGTGGTCGACCGGGCCATACCGGACAAGAGCGAGGCCACGCGCCTCAAGATCGCGCTGCAGGAGCAGCTGATGAATCTGCACCAGATTGAGCTCCAATCTGCCGCGCAGATCATCCAGGCAGAAGCCGGCGGAGAAAGCTGGCTGCAGCGCAACTGGCGGCCCATTGTCATGCTCACCTTTGCTGGCCTGATCGTCGCGCGCTGGCTGGGATGGGCCGCTCCGAACCTGTCCGAGGACGAATACCTGGCGCTTTGGGAAATCGTCAAAATCGGCCTGGGCGGATATGTGCTCGGGCGCAGCGTCGAGAAAGCAACACGAGAATGGGCGAGAAAAGATGCCTCACGGTGAAATAACACTGGACAACGCCGCGCGCATGGCGCGCATGGAAACCAAGCTCGACAGCATCGAGAGCTCGCTCAGTGAGCTCAGCGCGCTGATGTCACGCATCGTCCGCATCGAGGAACGCCACGCCAGTGCGGACAAAGCCATCAAGCGCATGGGCGAGGAAATCGACGGACTGCAGGCCCGCATGCGGGTGATGGAGAGCGGATACGCCGGCACCAGGGTGCAGATTGGGAACTACGAGCGAGGATTCTGGCTGATGGTCACCAGCGGCCTGGGCTATGTCGTCGCCAAGATCAAGGGGGTGCTGTAATGCTGATCATCCACTACCTGAAAAACCTGGCCATTGCGGTCGACCAGTTCGCCAACGCAGTGCTGCTCGGAGATCCTGACGAGACGCTGTCCTCGCGCATGGGGAAGGCCATCCGCGAAGGCCGTTGCCGCCTGTGTCAGCCGATATGTCGCCTCCTCGACCGTATTGACCCGCGTCCAGGTCATCACTGCCTGATGGCCATCGAGGACGATGAAGGGGCTGATGACCTGACGCGGGGAGGAAAATGACCCGCCTATCGATCATTGCCGCGCTAGCGATCGTCGTTGCAGGTTGCGACATCAATGCGCAATCGCCCAGCCCGCACCGGATTTACTGGGTCAATGGCGACCCTGGCAATGTGGCTGGGTATCGCGTCTATTGCGGCGACACCTCACGCAGCTATACCCAGAACTGGAACATCGGTGGCGAGGAAAACACCGAGATCGTCATCAGTACGATGGGCCTCGCGGATGGAGTCCACTACTGCGCGGTGACCGCCTACAACTTCGTCGGTGAGTCCGATTACAGCAACGAGGTGTCGTTTGCCACCATGGGTGGAGACCTGCAGCAGCAGAAACCGCTGCCACCGAGCAATGTGAGGGCCGAATAATGAGCGAGACCATCAAGGCATTCGTGGCAGATTTCGCCGCCAATGAGCGCGCCAAGCGGGCCATGGGCTACAGCGACACCAGCCAGCGCCTGCAGCGCATACTCGCGGATTCACAGGTTGACGACTCGGTCATCTCCGTCAAATACACCCGGCAATCCGCCCAGATCACCGAGAGCGATATTGGCGTGAAGGTCAGTTCGTACCGTGATGGACTGGTGAATCGGCCGCGAGCGCTGCGCCAGGTCGGGAACGAGATATGGGTAGGAAATTACTCAACGGCGATCGCACGATTCGACGAGAACTGGTCATTCCTCGGCTATTGGGGGCGCTACGCGAACCCAAACAACACGCCGGACGGGCAAGCAGGTCTTGGTGACTTCGTTGTGGATCCAGCCAACGACCTGGTCGTCATTGCATGCCAGTCGTACCACCGGGTGCGGGCATTCAGCATGACCACCATGCAGCCACTGTGGGACTTCGGCGACGGTATCGCCGGAAATTATGGCCAGGGGCGTCTGTACAACCCCTATTCGGTCGAGCTTTTGCCGAACGGCAATATCCTGGTCGCATCCTATAACGGCCGCGGCGTTGTTGGCGGCACAACAGGGTCAAATGACGGCTTCCTTGCGGAGATCGATGCCGCAACTGGCAATGCGGTTGCGTGCATCAAGAAATCGAACACGGTCAAGGCACCATGGGACGGCGATGTCAGAAACCCGGTTCGTGTTCGCATGCTCGGCGGCAAGGCCTATGTCAGCAATTACGCGGCCGATGTCGTCAGCGTTTATGACCCGGCAACATGGAATCTCGAGACGACTTATTCCAAGCCCGCAGGATTTGATATCCAGAGCGTTGGCCCGCGTGGCCTGTGCCTGAACGACGCCGGGGACCAGGTGATCGTCGTTGCGCGCGAACCCAGCATCATCGTTGCCATTGGTGTCGCTGATCATGATTACAAATGGCATGCAGGAGAACAGGCGTTCGATGACCGGTCTTCAGCACGAAACCTGGCTGGCGAGATGCAGGGGCCCTGGGATGTGCTTCCGCTCGGAAACGGCCTGTACGCAGTTGCAGACTACGGCAACAACAGGGTCACCGTATTGCCTGAATTCAACTATGCCCCCGTCCAGTACCAGGGAGCTCTTCCTGCAGGATACCGCTTGATCGATGAAGGGCTGCCTCAAGGCTTTGATCCGTCAACGATGACGCGTCTGGTTCGGCTCAGTGAGATCGACGACGCCGCTGACCTCTATCTGCCGGCGGAGAGGATCCCGCAATGAGTCGCGTGCGGCACAGCCATGGTGGCCGGTAATGTTCGGCGACGAGGCGGCAATCAGGCAGCGCCTCGAAGGGATCACAGGCTGCCGGGGAGTCCACGGCATGACCGACTACCAGAGGAAGATACAGGCCGGAAAACAGCTTCCCGCCATTTTTGTCGGCTGCGAAGGGTACACAGTGGACCAGATCAGCGGGCAAAACAAGTCTGCGCTGCTCTCGGTGCGCTGGTTGATTGTGGTGGCCGGTCGCGATGTGTCGTCCATCATTGATGGCAAGCCGGCGCGAGACAGCGTTGCCGAGATTTCGAGGCGTGCCTTCGCGCGCCTGATCGGATGGTATCCACCAAGTGGCAGCCCAATGACTGCGCTGAATGGATATCTGCCGATGTACGAGAGCGGGCTCGTGAAGTTCCCGCTCGTTTTTGAAAGCAAGCTCCATATCGAGCAGGAGGCATGAATGAAAATCACGCTGAAACAGCGGCACCGCCACGCCGGCGAAGACATTGAACCAGGGCAGAACATCGATGTGCCCGACACGGTAGGCGACACCCTCATCAAACTGGGCGTAGCCGAGGCTGCAACCGGATCAACCAAGAAACGCAACACGACTGACGGAGACGACAAATGAGCAACTACTTCTCATTCCAGGGCCAGGTACTGCTGGCCGACAATGGCCTGCCGAACAAGGATCCGCGCCTGCTCGGCAATGTGGCCACCCTCGAGCTGTCGCTGAACACCGAGGCCATGGAGCACTACGAGAGCCAGACCGGCAAGCGATCCCTGGACCTCAAGGCGATCAAGAAGCTTGGTGCCGAGATCAAGCTCACCCTGGAGGAGTGGACCAAGGAAAATATGGCTTTCGCCCTGTGGGGAAGCACCATCGAGACCACTGCCGGCACCGCCTCTGGCGAAGTCGTCGGAGGCGCGGCTCCCAGCGTCGGCGTGCCGTATCTGCTCGAAGGCATGAACATCAGCTCTCTGGTGCTGACAGACTCTGCCGGCACCCCGACCACCCTGGTCCAGGGCACGCACTACGATGTGGATGAGCGATTCGGTCGGGTGACCTTCATCGACCTGACCGGTCTCACGCTGCCGATCCAGGCCGCCTACAGCTTCACCGCGCGCACCGATGTCGCCATCTTCACCCAGCCGCTCAAGGAATACACCATGTATTTCAACGGCGTGGACACCCTGCAGGGCGACCGACCGGTTCGCGTCGAGCTGTTCCGCACCAGCTTCGACCCGATCTCCACCTTGCCGCTGATCAATGACGACATCGGCCAGATGGAGATGTCCGGAGCGCTGCTTGCAGACCTGAGCAAGCCGGCCACCGGCACCATCGGTCAGTATGGGGTCATCCAGTGGTGATGCCTCGCTCCATGGTCGATGTCGGTGACCGCGTGATTGAGGTCACGCCGGTCACCGTCCGCGACCTGCCTGATTTCCTGGCGGCCATCGATCCGGTCGCCAGGCATCTTGCCGACGGCGACATCATGGGCGCGATGGCACGCAACGCAGACAGCGTGATCGAGGCCGTCAGAATAGGTTCCCGCGTCGAGCGGGACTGGCTCGACGATCAGCCGCTCGATGTACTCGCCCGACTGGCCGTCGGGGTGATCGAGGTGAACGCGGATTTTTTCAACCGCCACCTGCTGCCGATCATCGAGCAAGCGGCAGACAGGATCGAGGCAGTGACTCAGCAGACTGGTGGCGAGAACTTGTAGTCGAGCTCGTTGCGTCTGGGTTCGGGTTTGAGTCGGTCATGGATATGCCATGGACCGAGGCCAGGGAATACAGCGAGGCGGCCGCCAGGAGGCGGCGATCGGTCATTCTCGAGCACGCCGTCGCGTCAAGGGCAGCGCAGGCCGGCAAGAACGACTGGATGAGATGGGTCAGGGAGATGACAAAATCATGACCGGCCGGTGACAGAAGACACAACCCGGTCAGCGATAACGGCAAGGATCAAGATTGCCACCGCGGACAGAGGAGTGGCAATCAACCAGGTCGGCAAGTGACCGGAAAGCCACAGAAGGAATGCGGCCACCAGGATCAGGAAGAAAAACAGAGCACCGAAAAACGAACCAACAACGCCCATCATGCCAAGCCCATCGCTGAAAATCAGAATCACCGTCGACAAGGATAGGGCAGAGCGCGCGCTGTCGCAAATCCGTGGGTCAACGGACAGACTGAGCGAAGGACTGCGCCGGATTGGGCATTATGGCGCGGCAGCATTCGCCGGATGGAAGATCACCGGCCTGGTGCAGGATTTGGCCAGGATGTCGCAAGGCGTCACGCTGGTCGAAGCAAGGATGCGCCTGGTCACCAACAGCATCGACGAGTTCAACGCTGCGCAGCGCGAGGCGCGCCGGATTGCCAGAGAGACGGGGCAGGAATACGCAGAGATCGCTCAGCTCTATGCCCGGACCTCTCTTGCCCTTGGCGATGTCGCCAACAAGCGGTTCATCCCCACGGGTGTGGGGAACGCGGCAAAATGCGATTGGCAAATTGGCAAATTGGCGGTTCATCCCCACGGGTGTGGGGAACGCGGAAGGATCACCAAGGAAATGAAACAACAATTCGGTTCATCCCCACGGGTGTGGGGAACGCCACCCACACCCACACCCTAGCCGCAGATTGGCCGGTTCATCCCCACGGGTGTGGGGAACGCCCTGACCAGCCGCGATCTTGCCCGCCCTGTACCGGTTCATCCCCACGGGTGTGGGGAACGCACTTCAATTCCGTATTCGGCGAAAAGGGATTACGGTTCATCCCCACGGGTGTGGGGAACGCCTACATAACCGCACTATATCGTCGCCCGTCAGCGGTTCATCCCCACGGGTGTGGGGAACGCCACCGATACTGAGGGCGTTGTAGCGCCCGACACGGTTCATCCCCACGGGTGTGGGGAACGCTTGCCGGGATTGTTATTTCGAATGCCTCTGGGCGGTTCATCCCCACGGGTGTGGGGAACGCGCCGATTTCGTCTGCCAGCGCCCGCCTTTATCCGGTTCATCCCCACGGGTGTGGGGAACGCTATAGGTCGATCAACGAGACTGGAAAAACTCCCGGTTCATCCCCACGGGTGTGGGGAACGCCGGATCA